TGCTACTGTGTTCCATGAAATCTATGAAGGGAAGAAAAAAGCTAAGATTGCTGACTTCCTTCTTGCTGATGAAGTGGATGGTGGTTCTGATGAAGATGAGGAAGACGAAGAAGATGAGTCTGAAGGGGAAGATATCAGTTCAATGGATGAAGATGAACTTGAAGAGTTTATTGAAGACAATGGCCTTGATGTAGACCTGGATGATTTCTCAACTATTAAGAAAAAGCGTAAAGCAGTCCAAGAAGCCTTTGATACTGAAGATGAAGACGAGGATGAAGACGAGGATGAAGTCTCTTACTCAGAAGCTGATATCAAAAAACTAAAACTAGACCAACTTGAAGAGCTGAATGATGATCTTGATCTCGGTATCGATGATATTGATGAGATGAAAAAGCCAAAAGCTGTTCGTAGAGTGATTAAAGCACTTAAAGCTAATGACCTTTTTGAAGACTAAGAACTCAACCACATATTAAAATGAGAAAGGGCTAGTGGACTTATTTAATCTGCTAGCCTTTTTATTGGAGAATATTATGGCCCAACAAGAATTTAAAGTAGTAAAAGAGTTCTTAGACAGAGCTAGAGCTGAATTGGGTGGATACTGGTGGAAGGTACATGGCTCTATGTTCCAGATAACTGGTAATCCCGATGTGTGTGGTTGTTTACGTGGACTATACATAGCACCAGAGTTTAAAGATGGTAATAATAAACTAAGTGGGGTTCAAAAAACACGTATTAAACAAATCAGAGAAGCTGGTGGTTTTGCTGGTGGTTACTGGTCAGCAGATGAAGCCATAGAGGATATAAAGAAACATGTTAAAAACTTCACTCTACAAAAAGCAAGAGATAGTCGTAAAGTTATTCGCAAAAAGAAAGCAGCTCGCATTATTCATGGAGCCAGGGACTGGGAAGACAATCACCGCTTTAGCAATGGTAGATCAAAAACAAAGAAAAAAAAGAAAACACCTACTCGTACTAGTCGTCTGTCCAAAAAATCTAATAAGTAGTTGGGAAGATGAGCTTAAAGAACATATGGATGATTACCAATTTATTGGCTCACTAAAAGAGCTTAAAGAAGAGGGTATTGATACCTCTAAAGCCTATACCTTTGTGGTAATTAATTATGAGCAAATGAGGATCCACATAGACTATCTTGTTAAACGGGGTTGGCACTTCGTTATTCCCGATGAGAGTCATAGAGCTAAGAACAGAAGAGCTAAGACCTCAAAAGCTTTATGGAGACTGGCCTTTGTCCCTTATAAATTGATACTCTCTGGTACACCCATAACCAAAAATGAGATTGATCTATGGTCACAATTCAAATTTCTTATGCCCTCATTGTGGGGTACTAATTTTAAATTATTTGCTGAGAAAGCTCTTAGAGAGACAGACTTTGGTGACTATAAGAAATGGGTACCTCATAAGAAAAAAATAAAGCGTTTTATGAAGAAAGCCCAGAGGTTTACATACTATTTAAAATTAGATGATATGACAGATATGCCTAGTAAACATGATATACCTATCAGAATAGTAATAAATAGGCAACACAGGAAAGCGTATAGGGAGCTAGAACAGAACTTCCTTACTGAATATAAGGGCAAACGCTCTAGCATAGATCTAGGGATAACCAGCCTCCTTAGGTTACAACAGCTAACTGGGGGTCATTTAATATATGAGAATGGAGATGCTACTCGCTTTAAAGATCAACCTAAACTATGGTGGATACTTGACAAGTTAGAAGACCTTGGTAAAGAGAAACTACTTATTATATGTAGATATAGCTATGAGATTGATCTTATAAAGACAGCATTGAACAAGTTAAAATATAAGATTGATATAATGCAGGGAGGAATGAGTCAAAAGGAAGTAACCAAGGTTAGACACAGTTTCCAATCAGAAAAAGGCTGTCAAATACTTATTGGTCAAATATCAGTAGTAAAAGAAGGTAACAACTTCCAAAAATGCTGTAGAAACACTGTTTTCTATTCTAAATCATTGAGCTATGTTGATTTAGACCAATGTAAAAAAAGGACATGGAGAAACGGTCAGAAGAGAAAAGTTAAATATTACCACCTAATAGTGGAGGAATCTATTGACGAGAGCATAGAAAAGCTTTTAGATAGAAAGACATTAGATATTAATAAAGCTTTAATAGAGCTAGTATACAATAAAAATATAAGGAGAAACAACATGGCTAAGAAAACTACTTCAAAGAAAACTACTGAAAAGAAAGCACCTGCTAAGAAAGCACCAGGTAAGCTAGAAATGCCAGAATTTGGTGTTGATGCAATTGCAAAGGGTTTGGGTGTTGATGCACGTACAGCTCGCTTAAAATTACGCAATGCTGGTGTTGAGAAGTCAGGAAGAACATATGACTTTAAAAACAAAACTGGTGTAGACAAAATGGTAAAACAACTATCTAAAAAATCTGCTGAGTAAGTTCCCTCCCCCTTTCTTAACTCAAGTAGAAAATAGAACTAGAGCTGGAACTCACACATTCTGGCTCTAGTTTTTTAGTTTTTAAGGAGCTCTTTACATTTTTTATTTTTTGGATGTAGAGGGCAATAGCACTGCTTTAACCACACCGCATTATTCTGGTCTACTGTGAGCATTTGAAACTCACTGCCCATAGTCAATGTGGGTACGTAGTTGTATGAGGAACAGAAGCCTTTATTATGAGAAGAAGTCTCGCACCCTGTTACGGAACTTGCGATCACTAGCAACACGGTTAGAAGTGTCTTTTGCCTCAATATTTTTTTCCGTTTGGTCTTCTGCATTTTTTAATCTCTCAGTTTTTCTACCATTTAAGAAAGAAGAGACTTTTGCTACCCCCACTATTGCAGCGAGGATAGCAAGAAGTAGAGTGGCACTACTCACTGTCAGTATCCACTAGGATCTCATTGCCAGCAGCAACAAGGGCCTCTCCTACCATGACTATGGCAGTACCAACCACAGTATCTAAGATCTCACTTTCGAGTTGCTCATCAACTGCATCCCCAATTTTTTTGCCAAGATCTTCGGCCATTTTAGTAGTATCAAACATATTTAGTCCTTTCAAAAACAATTTTCTATAGTTAACATAAATTCGTCAGGTAGCAAACCCTTCAGAAGTTTTAGGGTGTTTTTACTATCTGCTACCCCACGTCTTTCGCCAAAGTCAGCGAAATACTTACCAACAAGGATACACCCTGCAGTATCTAGTTCAGTGTTGCCTGTATGCATGAGTATATATACTCGTCCATCTACACCTTTGAGCTCCCACACATCCTTATATTTTGAGCTACTATATTTAACAACCTTATATACGCCTTCTGGAATACAGCTCTCATCTCTAATGTTATTAAGCCAGGTCTCTTCTAGAGTTACACAGATGGGCTCGTTCTCAATATGTAGTACTCCAAAACAGCCAGACTTATAACTATTACATGTTCTCTTAAGTAGTGCCTCCATAGTCTCCCCTCCTACGTAAATAGATGCTATCTGGTGATAAACTAGCATTAGTCTCTGCCATTACTTTAGTAAGGTCTCTTAGAACAGCATTACTCTCAGACTGTCTAATATCAAACCTATTCGAATGTGCTTCAAAGGCTGTCTTCCAATTATTATTACTTTCTTTTTGGTCAGAGCTCATTCTATCCACAATACCCCTTACTACTCCGGCATGTTGCTTCATTATGAATACTAGTAATACAAAAAAGACCCCAAGGATTAATCCAGCTAATCCAAACTGTACGAAAGGGTCCCAATTAAAGTTAAAAAAGTCCAATGTTTATTACTCCTATTCATAGCTTATGTTTACGGCTCCGGCATTAAACGTATCAGTGCCTGACCTTGTTATACGTAATCTATCTAATTCACCACTTAGTGTCTTTATACCAGATGCAATACAAACACTAGTTAATGTTTTACCCATTGACGACATAAGCCACTTATTCCCCCCCATATGATCTAAAACAGCCGCTGCGTCCCCCGGAAGAGTTTGGCGTAGCACTAAAAACCCAGAGGTGGATGTGGCTGTGCCCCCCGACTGTGGAGTGTCAACTTGGCTTGTATAGCCACTTGTCTCTAGGCCACCGCTATCCCCCAACTGAACCATTATTTCATCCGAGCCAGTTAAATCTACACCATCAAACATGACAGTAATACGTTTTGTCCCTGAAGGTATAGAGGTAAAATCAAAAGCAGTTCCAGATGTTGTGGCTTGCTCTGTTTCTAGTGTAATACCTGTTACCAAATCATCTACTTCACTTTTATTATAAACATCCATAACGGCTCTGGCCTGAGCTGCAGTTAAATCTTCGGGGTCACCAGTACCAGCTGTTACTCGTCCTTTTATAGTGGAGGTTGCCATATCACTAAGTTTGGCATTTGTTACGCTATTGTCTGCTATAGCTGCACTCTGTACAGTATCAATCCAAACACCAGTTGTACTATCACCTATAAGTACATGAGTCTCCCATTGAGAGGATAAAATAATAGAAGAAGAGCCTTCTATAGTATCAGAGCCACCAGCGTTGATAGTTAAGGTATTAGCATCGCCAGTTTCTTTTACAAAAGCGAACTTCATGTCTTCACCATAGACAGAGAGCTCTGATAAATTTACAACTACATTACCCCCGGAAGTATCAACCTTAAATAAGTAACCTTCTTCAGATAGTAGGGGTATAAATGGGCTATCAGCAAAGGTCTTAGTTACCACCTCATTATATAAACCTTCAGCAGCACTAGAGGCAGCGGCGGCAGCACTTGCAGAAGCAGCACTTTCACTAGTGGCGGCATTTGTTTCACTAGTGGCGGCATTTGTTTCACTAGTGGCGGCATTTGTTTCACTAGTGGCGGCATTTGTCTCTGACACAGCAGCGGCGGCAGCGGCGGCACCAACAGCACCAAATAACAGAGAAGGTGCAAAGACCAATACATTCTTAGTACCTGATTGAGGAGCTATGTCTAAGGTAAGTGTAGTATTCTCAAGTGTATACTCATCTGGTCTAAATACCTTACGTTGGGTAGAGTTCTCTCGTGTCAGACTTACATTATCAATATTACCAGTAAATGTAGTGCTGCCAGTAAAGGTGATAAGCTGAGTAGCACCAGCTACAATAGTCTCTATATGGGTGCCATTAGCAGTACGTCCAGTACCAGCAGTACCAGCCATGTTAGGTGTTATTGTACCAGCAGAGTAGTCAGATACAGTAAAGGTTAACGTATAACTTTCTCCCTCATGCATGAGTATAGCAGCACTTTGCTCTAGGTCTCCATCCGTAGCAGTAGCTTTAGCCACACCATCAGCAATGGTCCAACCCACACCTTTAGTCCAGTCCTCATCAGTACTAAAGCCACCATTAGTAGTAAACTCATCTAGTAAATCTGCGAAAACCATGAGTGTCTTTTCATCTGTACCTAAATCTACAGATAAAGTAAACTCAGTAGTAGTACCATCACCTGAGAAAGACTGGAAGAAAGCATCATTCTCTACATCAGCTATCTGGATATTGGGTACTGTCCATAGAGCACCACTATCGGCGTCAGCAGCAGCCTGGTTGGGGTATAGTGCCAAGTCATAATTCTCTTGAACGTGAGGTATAATAACATTACCCCCATAGACAGGGTAGCCATCCTCATTAAGTATTATGCTACTTGACAGAGTAGCACCAGTGTAATCAGTGGCTAGTGCTATTACAGTGGAGGTACTTTCTTCATATGCTTTTAATACAGCACCAGAATAAGGTACACCTTCTCCATCATCATATTGGGGGGGTAAAAATGCAAGTGGATACCAAGTCATTATATATTCTCCTTATTGGGCTACGACATTACCCTTAGCATCTACTATTATTGGCTTAGGGCCTCCAAGTAAACGCTGAGGTGTAGGTGAAATAGGGCCACCTTCAACAGTAGCTTTATTTATATTACCTCTATTAAGTAAGGCTTGACTGATACCTATCTCTTTATCAGTCATTGGTAACCTACTTATATTCTCAGGTGAAGACAGTAACCGTTGGGCAACTGGCTCTGGTGTTGGTACCTCCACCTTACGTAACCCTGCCAGAGTATCCTCAACAATAGACTGTTGGACTCTAGCACCTCTTTTAGCCGTTACAGCTTCCTTGGCTCCTCTAGCAGCAACACCTAAGACATTAGCAGTGGCAGCACCTGGTAGATTACCAGTGCCTCCCATAATTATAGCAGGAAGACGGCTAGCTACTAGATCAAGTATCTCTGTACCAGCATTAGGATTAGCTGCTTTCTCAAGCAACTCCTTAGCTTCATCTGGCCAACCTCTAATACGTTTCTTATTAAGGAATAGGTTTTTATAGCCAGTCTGCATTACACTATGTGGGTTCTTAGATAAAGAAGCTCTCTCAGCGATAGCATCCAGGTCACGTATCATCGATCTAGCCTGCCAAAGCTTTCTACCATTTATAAGTGCATTATTACCTGCCACATCTGTAGTATCTACTATGTCTCTAAGCTCATTCTGTAGTAAATATAACTTCCTGCCATTAGCATCAAGGTCACCAGTTTTGGCATCAACCATCTTATTAATTTTTTGAGTAAGAGCCTCATCTAAGTCTTGTACTTGATTTAGGGTCAAGCTCCTCCCCTTATTACCTGCCAATTCATCTAAATGCCCAGCCAACTCTTTAGCTTCACTAGTCATCTTTCCACTAGGTAAAGCTTTAGGCATACTCTCACTAAGTTTAGTCTCGAACTTATCAGCTACTTGATTAGGGTTAAAGGTAGCACCTATCTCATCTGCCTGTTGGTATGCTTCCTTAGCAAGATTATCAATCTCATCCATGCCTATAATATTAGCCTTGGCTGCTTGTTTAGCGGCAGACCTCTTAGCTTGTACAGCACCAGTAGTAGAAGTGTCTTTTAGGAACCTTTGTACCACAGGTCTACTAGCCACAACATTACCAGTAGCAGACAGAGCCTTACCAGTGCCTCCCAAGTTTAAAGCTTGACCAGCAGCACGAACATTACGAGCAGTACGAGTATCACCCTCAGTAACAGTCTGTATATCTCTTGGTAACTCTTCAGCTAGGTTACCCTCACGTCCTGGTACTGGTAATCGCCCAATAGTCTGACCTGCTAGGTAAGTACCCACATCAGTAATAGTACCTAAGCCTTCTTTAACTATCTCAGGAGTAACTTGTTCTGCAGTGGTAGCTAATACGTCTGGTACATTAGAGGCAAAGGCTAGGCCTTGTTGTATAGCTGTCTCTGGCAATGATTGCTCCCCAGCCACAAAGGCATCTGCTGCCTGTTGCATCTGCTGAGTTCTGTTCTGGGCACCTTGTTGTAGCTTCTGAGTATAGCCCAAATCAGCAGGGGTAGCTCGTTGTCTCCAGGTATCATTACTACTAGGCTGCTGAACAGCAGTAGCTCTATCTCTCCATGTGGGCATCTTGGTCTTCCTTTATCTTAAAACATTAAAGCCTTCAGCTTGTGCCTCTTGTAGATCACTAGCATCAATCTCAAAGGACTCTTGTCCATTACTTACAGTAACTCTCTGGTTACCACCAATAGCTGGACCTGTTGTTCCTTGAGGTGGGAAACTCTGGAAAGCTCCTTCAGGTATTGGTTGTTGAGCTTTAGCAGCCAGCGTATTAACATAATTCTTCCAGGAGTCAACACGTGCCTGAATAGCAGCCTTCTTCTCAATTGGCGAGGCATTGACATCACCAAGAGTAGCAAGTAACCACTTACCTTCTTCTACTGAGAATTGACCCCCAAAGGTTGCTTTCAAGATAGGCAAGATTTCATCCCGTACCAAGTTCTGGTAGTAGGTTCTTGCTGCAGCATCATCCCCAGGGCTAAAACCTAGCTGACGTTGGAAGCTATCTGCCGCTTGACCTGTTAGGGTATACGTAGCTCTATCAGCAATGGCATATAGAGTATTAGCAGTATTTTCAAGAGCGGGCACTGAAGCCATGAAGTCTTGGTAGTCAGCTATATTACCTCCAAGTCTAGTACCTTCAGCAGTTGCTTGTGAAGAAGCACCAGCTATCTGTGGTTGGTACTGTAGGTTAGCCTGTTGAGTGCCAGCTTGTGTGGCATAATTAGCAGCAGTACCTGTACCAATATCAGCTATATTCCTACCCTGTTGACCTGCACCACCTTTAATAGCCTCAAGTGCTTGCATCTCAGTTAGCCCAGGATTAGCATCCATTAATCTTGTTATAAGCTCACCAGTGGCACCTCCTATACTGCTTCCAGCACCAAGCCCTGATTGTCTATCTATTATACCATACACCTGACCAGCAGCAATAAGGCCATCTACATTATTCCTTAGCTCATCAATATTACCACTCTGTATCAGTTGTATAGCTGCATCCGTCTCTTGAGTATCTACCCCTTCACCAGTAGCCATTCGACCAGATAAAGTTTGTTTTCTATTCATCAGGAAGGACTCAGCACCTTTTATATCATCTTGATCGAGAAAGGTTTTTAACTGAGCCGCACCAGCTATAGTACTTGTTAAACGTGATCTTTCACGAGTATCAAGGTTCTCATAATGCTGTCCCAAGACCCTCTGAGTAGCTATAGCATTCTCATTCTGTTGAGACTGGTTTTGGTTCTGCTGCTGTTGGGCTTGATATACAGGCGTAGCGGTATCTACTGCCACACCTTTTAATGGGATATTACTGTCTATTGGCATTTATATTCTCCTTAAATATTTGCTGCTTGATATGTGGGCGAGCCTTGTAATGACTGTAGTGCTAACATGGTACTAAGTTGGTTCTGGTAACCAGAGGCAAGGGCATTACTAGAACCTATTATACCAGCTGCCTCAGCATTACTAGCTTGAGTAGCTAAGTTAGAAGAACCAGTAGCAGAGGATAGACCTGTATTAACTTGTCCTTGTAGTGTATTAACCTCTTGATTAACCAATCCACTACCAATACCCAATAATTCAGATTGTAGTGCGGATGCTGTACCTCCTGAGGCAATCTTACCCTTAGCTGCCTGGTTGGCCAACAGCCTTTGCTCAGCATCAGCAGCAAGTGTACCATATAGCTCATTACCTTGTATATAACCCGTTGGGTCTGCCTGTATATCTTGTATCTGTTGAGCAGCGGCGGTACCAAGCTTATTATAAGGTGACAGATAACCACTAATAGCTTGGTTGGCAGCATCCCTCTGGACACCTGCAGCCTCAGTAGCAGCCTCTGCTTGACCAGCAGCAATTAATTGGTTACCAACACCCAACAACTTACTAGGTTCACTTACTAGGTTCTTAGCACCTGCAACAAGTGAGTTACCTATGGTACTACCTAAAGAGGAGCCAGCAGCAGTACTTATTGCTGGGGAGAAGCCGGGAGCAGCACCAGCACCAGCAGCAAGTAGTGCCTCTGATGTAGTACCCGCAGCAGTAGCAGCACCAGTACCAGCAGTGGTTGCAGCCCCTCCTGCACCTCCTGCACCTACATATCCACCAACACCACCCAGTGCTGCACTCTGTAAGACATTACCTCCACTTATGGCACCTCCAGCAGCACCACCAAGGGCACCTCCAATAGCACCTAATGTCCCACTTGATAAGGTAGAACCTAGATAAGTACCAATACCTGGTGCTACAAGTGTACCAATAATCGGTAGTGCTACACTAGCAATCGTTTTAACTGCTTTACTCATTTCTTTTTCCTCTCATATTGATACATGTGGATTTCCTCGTGTATAGGTATATTTTTTAGGTGACCCACTTTACGTAAAACACCTCTTCTAACAAAATGCTCAAAAAAGCTTTTTTGGTCTTTCTCAACTATTAGCATAACCTCTTTATCTTGTGATAAATGCTCCATAGCCCATTTAAAATTAGTAATGCAATTAGCTGGAGTAGTCCATGGGAACCAAGTTACATGAGGTTCTGCCATATAATCAGTACCAGCTACATCTACGATACAACATGGCCCATATCCATGCTTCGTATCACCATAACCAATATATCTTACCTTAGCACCTACCATAGGTGAGATATCTATTCCTTCTAATGCAGCTGCATATAAGATAGTATCATGTGCTTCATTATTATAGACCTCTAGATTATACTCCGACTGTGTAGGCACTTATGTCTCCTTCCCAGGCTATAGGAGTACCTGGAGCACCTATTACTGTTACTATAGCATAAGTGCCTGAAGAAGATAGACCAACATTCCAACCAGCCACATCTTCACCACTAATAATATTAGGTGAGCCTATACCAGTAAGGGTCCCACCTATATTCTTATAGGCACCTTTTAAACTATAAAAAGCGCTATCACCATTATCAGCTCTAGCAACTATGTTCGCATCAATCATAGTGGTAGTGCCGTCTTTCACTGAGATACGAAGCATTGAAGTCTGAGTGTTATCTGTAGTATTAACCTTAGCCGATACACCACTACTATACTCAGAAGTCCATAATTGGTAGATGGTGCTAATTAAACTATTAAAGAAGGCCGCCATCTGCTTGTCTTTAGTGAAGGACGCAGGTACTTGCATAGGTGGAGGTGAAGTAGTAGTTATATTACTCATATACAAAACTCCATCTCTGCCTTAGCACTAAAGATAGCCCAGAAGATGGGGTCACTTACTTGTACTCTAATCACACAATAATCAAACCTACCTAAGTTCTTAACCACTACTTTAGTACGTTTACCCAATTCACCCACCTTAATAAATCGCTCTGTACCAAAGGTTTTACCATCACGTGATATGGATATAATAATATGTGGATCAGAGCCTTGTCCCTCAAGTAAACCAACACCTGTTTCTAAGAAGAGCTGAAGTTCACTAATCTCAAATGTTTTACCATCTTGTTGAAAGAGCCCTCCATGTATAGGAGCAGTGTCTCTAACACGTACAATGGTCTCATCCATATCAGTGTAAGTCTCGGAGTCTAGCTCATATATACTACCAGAGTCCACATCTCCTACAAGGTGTTTATCAAAGATATTTACATATGAATTAGCTCTAATACGTCCAGACTTACCAGTACCCCACTCAAACCACTCACCTCCAACTGGGTAGACCCAAGTTATATCTTGAGTGGGGAAGGTAGCCACATAGAACCACTGGCCTTCTAATTCCATGGTCCAACCTATGCAGTCCTTAGTTACAGAATACTTCTCTATTAATGCAGTTAATGCCGGAGGAGAGATAACAGTATCTACAGAAGAAGAGCCTGCAGTTAAAGTATGGAATTGCTTATCAGACCCAAGGAAGAAAATAAAATCGGGGCTATCAGCCACTGAGTAAATAGCATTTAAACCTAGATTAATTATTGAACCTTGTACCCTATCGAAAGGAGGATTACCAATACCAGAATTCCACCAGAGCTCAATGGTCTCAGCCCCAAAGAGGTATAGCATCTCTCTATAAGCATAGGGTAATAATAGCTCGTCTGAGTAGCTCTCAGCAGCAGCAAAGTTTAGACCGTCTATGATAGAAGGCTTACCTACATCAGATACATCAAAGATCTGGCCAGACCCTCTATCATAGATAGCTTGACTATTAAGAACAGCCACACCTTTGGGTGATCCTAAATTTATACTAGTGTTTTGAGTTACTGTCTCTCCATCATATACATAGATACGACCTCCACCATTAGCTATAACCAGTTGGTCACCCAAAGGGGAGATAATACACCTATTAGAGCCAGGTATAAAACCTAATTCAGTGTGGGTACCATCTTTGGATACCTCATATAAGGTAGTATCCGTTACTTTATATAGCTTACCTTGGTTTATTCTCATTCCACGACAATTAAAACCTGGGTGGTTGGTCCATTTTCTAAGCCCATAGAAGCACTGTAATATGTACCTACTAACTGCCTTTTCTGATGCTATGGGCTTGGGCCAAAAGTTACGAGTGAACTGATTAGTCAGCTCTCTTGCTTTCTCTTGGTAATTACCACCAGTTAAATTAAGGGGTACTAACATTAAAAGTCTACCTCATCTTCAGTGTCTTCATACATGGGAGTAGATACATCTGCGATACTTGCCAATGCAGTATCCCCATTAGGTCCTGCATTATTCATTATACGGATATAACGGCTCTCAGGTACAGAGTAAGACACAAGCAGTCTTTCTAACATCATTAATATGTAAAAAGGTGCTATTTTGTCTGGTATATCAGCCGTGGAAGGCCATACAGCAATGTCTTTGCTTTTTATGTAGGAATACACTTCATTATAAGTAGCGTCAATCCTTGCTTTATCCTGGTTTTCCAGAGACTGACCTATAGCAACAAGGCTAAGGTCTTCACCAACACGTTGTCTAATATCTGATTTACTGAGAGCCATTAGCTAATTACTCCTTGCCACCATGTTGCTTTTTGAAGGCATCATCTGCAGCTTTATCTGCCTTACGGTTCTTAGCTGCTAGTTCAATACCTTCATCTTCTATGTCTTGAAGGTCTTCAAGCTCAACTTCACCTCTAACAAAGCATTGGTTATTGACAACCTTAGCAAGTACAATAGGGTCAGTAACTTCAGTAGCACGTCCACGGATGAATGTTTGCTTACCCATAAAGTTGATCTTCACAGGAGAAGTCTCACCAGCACCAACATAGGTGAAGATATTTTCTTCGCTCTTAGGGTCAGTAGTTTTCTCTTCATCATCTTCATCAAAGAGTTCCACATAAACCTCTTCAAGCTCAGTGGCATTATCTTCACTTTCATTAGCAAAAGCTTCAATAGAAGTGAGTATCTCCTTATTAGTGGGCTTAGCCTTCTTGGACTTTACTTCTAATTCAAGTTCATCTGTAAGCTCTAGTAGCTCTTTTTTGGTTAAGTCTTTTAGTTTCATAGTCTTCTTCCTTTGTATAGTCATTAAATTAAAACTGAAAGTTCTTTAGTGTCTCTTCGACCAATTCAATATGAAGGTCTATTAGCTCTTGTGCTAAGTCATTATCAGTTACATCTAGCTTCTCTAACAGAGAGTCTAGTTTTTCTCTATGCTCATCGCTAAGGTCATAATCCTCAGGTAGCTCATAGACAAAACCCTTTGGTACCATGTTCTTGTCCTTTTCTTGATAAAAATAGAGGCCCTAAATCAATAGAGCCTCTATGTTCTCATCTTATTTTACTGTTTAGCTTAGTCGAAGTAGTAACTAACTTCTGCAGTAACATCACCCGTTACATTCGTAGCGGCATCTACAAAAGATAGATAGATGTCGATCAGAATGCCAGGATCTTCAGTTTCACCCATTAGTTCCCACAAAGGCTTACCATAGTTAGCATGATCAGCAAGCATGAGACCTGTTCCAGCAGCAGTCACATCGTGACCAGCACTGAGAGCATCAGGATCGGCTGTGTAGTCATTGGCATAGTCACTAGCAGGTGCAAGACCAGCATCCATAGTAGGAGCCTCGGCAGATGCTAGATCGTCCCATGACAGTTTACTAGTTCCAGCTAGACGAGCATTAGAAGGCAGAGTAATTACCTTCATAGTGTCGTTTTCAGTACGTGCAGTTACAGACTTTGTAGCTACAAGATACTTTCCACTAGTACTTTCCCCAGTACCGGGGACGGCATCATACGCATTATTACGTGGTGTTGCCGCAAGTGTATAAGTTACTTCACTCATATCTTTAGTTTTCCTTTCGTGTTAGGAGTTAATGTTTCTTATGTATCAGCAGCAGCTGAGTGGTAGTGAGTAACCATACCATGTTGCTTACCATCATAGAAAGTTTTCTTGATATCATGCTTAGCGGCAATACCTACCCCAGCCATGAAGTCATAGTCATCTTCTTTACGACGTGCAAACTTGGAGTCTTTACCACGACCAAATACCACAGCTTGTGCACCACACAAGAAGCCTACACCAACACGAGAGCTTGAAGCACCACCAGTCAGTAAGCTATCACCAACAGCGTTAGCACCCCAGACACCATCCCAAAGGCCAGTGCCAGTACTATCATCGATGAATTTGTCTTGGTCAGGGACTTCCTTAATGATAACACCATCCCATACCATATCACCAGGAGTGAATAGTGGGTTGTCTTTACCACGTCCCATAGCTTCACGCATTGCAGTCTGCATAGCGGTAGACTCTTTCAAGTCACGGAAGGAATAGGAACCACAGAAATACACAAACCAAGGCTGATCGTCTTTAATCATCACTGGGCGGATAAGTGGATTACATTGACCAGCTATGCGTCTTAGCAATGAGATGGTAGATGTAGTCAGCTTATCATTAGTGGTATCGATAGTAGCCAATGAAGTGGTGTGGTCACCAGAAGTCAAGTTGCTCTTAGCAGAACCATAAAGAATACGATCTGTATTAGCAGCCTGCCATGTATCCATATTAGCCGCAGATGCTGCAGAGGACTTATTAGCCCCAGAAGCCATAGAACCACCATAGTTATAGTAGACTCCACTTGCTTCAATAGCACCCATTGCTTGAATAATCTGGTCACGTTTAGTCTCCATCATCCAATTCATAAGAGAAGGACGAGCTTCACTAAACAAGTCAAACTGTGATTTCTCCTCTTCTTCATTGTCAATGGTCACACCGTGTCTCAAGTGTGTTGGCTCAAAAGTCATATCAAAATTAGATAGTGGCTCTTCCTTACCAACCAACTGGGTAGACCCACGAACACCAGCTTTACTTAGCTTACCAATCAGTGGTATGCTTTTCTTTCTTAGGTTCTTATTGGTTTGGATAATGGCGTTTTGTGTAGCGCCAATGTAAGGATTAAACACACCTCCACGAACATATGTCTTATTCGCTTTCTTCTGAAAATCGGTGACCTTATTGCCTTCCGAAATAATTGAAGTACCCATAACTTTTTCCTTTCATTAATGGGTTAGGCTTTGTCTATTCCAGCATCACCAAATAGATAATCATCATTAGATAATGAACTACCAGGCTTAGGCTTTGTAGACGTAGCACGATTTAAGTTTTTAGGCAAACTATCTGCCGCAGGTTCTTGAGAAGCTAAACTCTCTGCTACAGTCTCTGTCTTGGTTTCTGTCTTGTCAGACTTCTTCCATTCCTGAAACTCTTTCCATTCATCAGACCCTCGTGCCTCTGATAGTTCACGAATTTCCATGTCACGTTTAGCAAGGTCATAGGCAAACTTAGCGGGAAGCTCATTATCTTCCACCATTTTATTGAGAGAGGGGTTAGCCTCTGCCATTTCTTGGTAGTGTTTAATGGTCTCATCATAATCATCATTAAACTTACGCATAAGGTCTCTAGACATATTTAAACGTAAATGCTTTTCATAACCATCAGGATCTTCACTACGATCTGGTGCAGGTGTAGCAGTTAGTTTAGCATTCTCTTCAAGAGATTGATCTAATTTAGATTGGACGTCCTTGATAGCAGCTTTAAATCTGCTTTCTGGTATCATCTTCTCTTCTTTAGTTTCTTCTTCCTTCTCTCCTTTGGGTTCAGTAGCATCAGCAGGGGTCTCCTCCACATCATCCTTAGGGTCTTCCTTTTCAGTTCCCTTGGGTTCTTCTTCAGGTTCTTCCTTCGGTGTGGGTTCTTCCTCTTCAGTGATTACCTCTTCTTCCTCAAAGGGATCAAAGTTAGTTTCTTCTTCAGCCATTAGATTAGTCTCCTATTCGCCCGATTAATATGCGGCGGCCATATGTTCGCCCGGATACCTCGGCGGCAGGTTTGTGTACCATTACACTGGGGATAGAGGCGGCCTATCCATTACGCCCTATAAACTTGTTGGTTGGCCAATTGCTTCCAAAAATTCTGGTGCCAATTGGTCTTCATCTACAATAAGCATATCAAGAGTGGCCCAAACCCCCATTGCTTCACTAACTGACTGAACACATATCTCAATGTCCGTCAAGGCAGGTATGGGGTCTGGGAAGCTTCTCTTATCTTGAAAGACACTTGCTCCTGTTGTTATTAAAGATATACGCTTCTTAATCTTAAATATTTTACCATAACGTCGAGAACGGTAATCCACATTTGCGTATTCTGTTGCATTAGGTCCTGCAGTGAAGCTACATCCTACCTCACCTCTATGTAGAAAACCTACTTTACCAAGAGGGACAGTATAAACTGCCATCAAGGTTTGATTGTTTCCATCATCAATAATCGCTCTAACCTCAGCATCTCCTACACTTGGTACTGTTCCTGTACCTGTATAGCAGAAGACAGTACCTGCAAATTTAGTAGTACCCTCATTCTGCATACGATAGACACGATAGAGGGGGTAGAGTAACGCAACTCTAGTATTACCTTCTAAGGGTACTGTTTGAATAACCTCTCTACCATCAGCCCCAATACCTTGTACTTTTAGGTCTTGAGTATCTGTATCATCGTTAGAAGCCACCGAAAGAATATCAGCCGTTGCAGAGTAGATATATATTCCTCCCCCTTCCCACACAGTCTCTGGGTCAGTATCAGGTGCGATAGCAGGGTTAAAACCAAACTTATCGACAGTACTATAGCCAAGTACTTTACCTTCTGCGACAGACTGTAACCATGGCTTACCTGCTGGAAGGCTTGGAAATCCACTCATTGACATTTTATATCTCCTCTTCTATCTCCGGCCATCCGCCCCAATTATGTGGTATGTGGAATACAGGCTCATGCTCGGCTATTATGTTACCTGTCTCGTCATACTCGTACGTTGGCGGCAGGTAATTAAGCCAGTTGGCACGATCAAGCATAACAAGCTCTTTCATTTCATCGCCCACCCAAACCCATAAACCGAGTATAGGCCAAGCAATACCGTAGTCTTTCATTTCATCTGGGTTGAACCCTTCAACCACAATGGCGTCAACAACCTGCTTGCCCTCGTAGGTGATAGTGCCTGTTTTATACTCACCCAACACAACGGCTATAGCCTCTTGCTGTTTCTCATCCAGCATATCAAAGGTCAAACCCTCGGGGATTAGTAGGAATACTCTTTTGTTCTTCATGTTGTTAACTCCTCAATCTCTGAGTTAGTGAGGCGTGCAGGGTAATTCCTATGATCATGGAAAACCCCCGTATAAGTAAACGAACCGGTCTGATTACCAATGCCAAATTCATCCACAGTTGGTATAGTAGCAGAATTATCAGTACTAAGAATAACGCCATTAAAGGCTAAAGCTATATCGTTTTCCTTCACGGCTAGAGCAAGCCTATTAAGATCTTGTATCGAGGCCGTTGCTATTGTGTATTGAAACTGGGTTGCTGAGGCAGTGGTTATGGTTACTCGTAAACCAGAACCGGTAAATTCAGCGACAATTCTATTAGCACTAGCGCCTGCTGTATCGAAGTAAGAGAATAAAATACCTGACGAGTTATTTGTTGGACTAAATTCCCAGAACGTTGTAAATTCTGGATTGTTAAACCAATCCGCAGTATCGATATTTTCTATCTTGTTCTTATCCACTGTGCGGCTTACTGAGCCGGCAGTCGCATTAGGAATATGCGAGGTGATAAACCCACCCTCTTGAAGGTCGTAACCCCATATCTCTAATTCTTGGCCTATACTTAGTGGTTTAAAAGACCACCTTACCCTCGTATTTCCTGTGCTATTGTTCAGACCTGTAAAAGACACTCGCCAGAAATCACTATAATCCTCAACTTTGATATTTGTCGGTGTGCTACCTGCGAGAGATGCAACTCCAGTATTTGTGTTCAAATTTACTGTGTGTTGCACGTCCGTACCTGTGCCACCCAAAAACCACGCAGTTAGAGATATTTGGTTTGCGCCAGAATAGCCGCTTGTTTTTCTAACAAATAAAGCATTGGAATAACTATCATCTGTTGCTAACCCAGAAACCTCCTTGAAGTAGAAAGGAAAACTACTGACCCTCTCAATAAGCAATGTTGTTTGCGTGCCATCAGGTGCAATCCCGTAATTCTCTGTAGTAGCACCTATTCCCCCAGCTTCAGTCAAAGAAGTAAGGCCAGTGCTATTCATATCATTAGCACGCTCCTCCTCCATCAACAGCCCACGAGTACCCGTTGAGTAATCCAATCTAGGCTCGTCAATAGCTGCCAATGCTATAGCTGATACCGAGTTTGTATATGTAGCCGTGGTCGAGCGCGTGAATGTTTGAAGAGGGGAGAAGGGCACTGAAGCCTGATTAACAGCATAGCGGCTGTTTTCCCATTCAAGCCATAGGTCGGGGTTAACGCCACCTACTGCGCCTCGCCTATACCAGGGTGTAGCTCGTCCCCCTAGCTTATGTCTTAGTCTTAGTTTACCATACATATCTAAACATCCGCAGCTGTATCAATATAAAGACCTTTAACATTATGGTCTACAAAATCACCAGGCTCGATCCAACTGTTATCATCAGTCTCAGCTACTGCACTTACAGTTGAGTCACCTATCTTATACCAGACACCAACACCTTTAGCCCTTATACGTATATAGGTAGTCTGAGCGTCCAGTTTAGCGGATTTCTCTGCTACATCTAATACCTGAGTAGTTAGCCACTTGGTTGGTATCTGCTTCTCGGGATCAAAAGCTGCATACTCTTCTA